TAGTAGTAGACTCCGCAAGAAGAAGCAAACACTGATAAACAAGGATAAAATGAGTAGAGTTTGTCTGTGTCTGCTCTTCTCGGGCCTACTACTATGGAGGGCTGCAGAACTTCGAAACCTTATTGAGTTAAAAATTGAATGTCCTCATACAATTGGATTAGGCCAGGGCTTGGTCATCGGTTCAGTCGAGCTACCACCTGTGCCTCTAAACAAGGTTGAGTCATTAAAATTAGAGAGTTCCTGTAACTTTGATCTCCATACAAGCACATCAACACAGCAGGCTTTCACCAAATGGACATGGGAGAAGAAAACAGACCTGGCAGATGGCACAAAATCTTCATCCACTAGTTTTGTCTCGAAGAGTGTGGAGGTCAACCTGAGGGGTCTTTGTATAATTCCTACGTTGGTTCTAGAGACTGCATCACGAACGAGAAAGACGGTCACTTGTTTCGACCTATCTTGCAATCAAACTGCCTGTCAGCCCACAGTATATTTAATAGCACCTATACAGACATGTGTTACAACCAAGAGCTGCTTGTTGGGTTTAGGGGATCAAAGGATTCAAGTCAATTATGAAAAAACATATTGTGTATCAGGGCAGCTTGTTGAAGGAGTGTGTTTTAATCCCATACACACTATGGCATTATCCCAGCCAAGCCATACATATGACATGCTCACAATGATGGTCAGATGCTTTCTCGTTGCAAAAAAGGTTTCTAATGGTGATAATATGAAGATTGAGAAGGAATTTGAGAAGCTGGCCCAGAAGACAGGTTGCACTAATAATTTTCAAGGGTATTATGTTTGTATCATCGGAAGCAGCTCTGAGGCACTATATGTTCCTGCATTAGAAGACTACAGATCAGCTGAAGTACTATCCAGGATGACATTTGCACCCCATGGTGAAGATCATGATATTGAAAAAAATTCAATCAGTGCACTCCGGGTTGTGGGAAAAGTGACAGGTAAAGCACCTTCAACTGAATCATCCGATACAATTCAAGGGATAGCATTTGCTGGTGTGCCTTTCTACACATCCACAGGTGTATTAACTGCAAAAGAGGACCCAATATATGTCTGGGCACCAGGCATAATAATGGAAGGGAATCATTCAACATGTGATAAGAAGACATTGCCGTTGACATGGACAGGATTTATCTCTTTGCCTGGTGAAATTGAAAAAACAACACAATGCACTGTCTTCTGCACATTGGCAGGGCCTGGAGCAGACTGTGAGGCCTATTCAGACACAGGGATTTTCAATATAAGCTCACCAACATGTTTGGTCAATCGTGTACAGCGGTTTAGAGGTGCTGAGCAACAGATTAAGTTTGTTTGCCAGAGAGTGGATTTGGACATAACAGTTTATTGTAATGGTATAAAGAAAGTTATCCTGACTAAGACCTTGGTGATTGGACAATGTATATATACTTTCACAAGTATATTTTCTTTATTGCCTGGTGTCGCACATTCATTGGCTGTCGAGCTGTGTGTCCCTGGTCTTCACGGTTGGGCAACTATTGCTTTACTTTTAACCTTCTGCTTTGGTTGGCTATTGATACCAATAATAACCCTCGTCTCTATTAAAATCTTACTACTTTTTACATATGCCTGCTCAAAGTATAACACAGACTCTAAATTCAAGATGCTCATTGAGAAGGTGAAACAAGAATATCAAAAAACTATGGGTTCAATGGTTTGTGAGGTCTGTCAACATGAATGTGAAACAGCAAAGGAACTGGAATCACACAAAAAAGCTTGTCCCAATGGTTCATGCCCTTACTGCTTAAATCCTACTGAGGCCACTGAATCTGCCATTCAAGCCCATTTTAAAGTCTGTAAATTAACTACGAGGTTTCAGGAGAACTTGAAAAAATCATTGACAGCCTATGAACCAAAGAGAGGTTGCCATCGGGCACTGTCAATTTTTAGATATAGAAGCCGTTGCTTTGTGGGATTAGTCTGGTGCATCCTGTTGACTTTGGAATTAATTATCTGGGCTGCTAGTGCAGAGGTAGTCAATCTAGAACCTGGTTGGAATGACATGGCTCATGGGACAGGAATTGTGCCTATGCGTACAGACTTGGAACTAGATTTTTCGCTTCCATCTTCTTCTAGCTATACTTATAGAAGAGATCTTCAAAATCCAGCAAATGAGCAAGAGAGAGTTCCTTTCCACTTACAGATTGAAAGACAAGTAATACATGCAGAAATTCAACACTTAGGTCATTGGATGGATGCCACCTTCAATTTAAAAACAGCATTCCACTGTTATGGTGCATGTGAAAAATATGCATATCCTTGGCAGACAGCTGGCTGCTTCTTAGAGAGAGATTTCGAGTTTGAAACCGGATGGGGTTGTAATCCACCAGATTGTCCTGGAGTAGGGACAGGTTGCACAGCATGTGGAGCATATCTTGATAAGCTGAAGTCTGTAGGAAAGGTTTTTAAAATTGTATCTCTTAAATACACAAGGAAAGTATGCATTCAATTAGGCAGCGAGCAGGCCTGCAAGACAGTAGATTCAAATGATTGTCTAGTCACTACATCTACAAAAATATGTTTAATTGGGACAATTTCAAAATTCCAACCATCTGACACACTTCTTTTTCTTGGCCCTCTTGAGCAGGGTGGTCTAATTTTTAAACAATGGTGTACTGCAACTTGTCAATTTGGTGATCCAGGTGATATAATGAGCACATCACAAGGCATGAAGTGCCCTGACCTAAATGGATCTTTCCGAAAAAAATGTTCATTTGCTACTACCCCTGTGTGTGAATATGATGGCAATACCATCTCTGGTTATAAAAGAATGGTTGCCACCAAGGATTCATTCCAGTCATTTAATGTTAGTGAACCACATATTACAGCTAATTCATTAGAATGGGTTGATCCTGATAGCTCACTAAAGGACCATATTAATGTTGTGGTAAATAGAGACATTTCATTTCAAGATTTGAGTGAAAATCCATGTCAAGTGGATGTTAGCACTTCATCAATTGATGGGGCATGGGGTTCTGGAGTAGGTTTTAATCTTGTTTGTCAGGTGAGCCTTACTGAGTGTGCAACGTTCTTGACAGCAATAAAGGCATGTGATTCAGCAATGTGTTATGGATCAACAACAGCAAACCTTGTGAGAGGACAAAATACAATACATGTAGTGGGCAAGGGTGGTCATTCAGGCTCCAAATTTGTATGTTGCCATAATACTAAGTGCTCTAGCCTGGGTCTTGTAGCGGCTGCACCGCATTTGGACAGAGTGACAGGTTATAATCAGATAGATAATAATAAAGTTTATGATGATGGTGCACCAGAATGCGGAGTAACATGCTGGTTTAAAAAATCAGGTGAATGGATAGTTGGAATATTAAATGGGAATTGGATGGTAATTGCAGTTCTAGTGGTGTTGTTGATCTTATCAATTTTTCTTTTTGCACTATGTTGTCCACGCCGTCCAAGCTACAAGAAAGAGCACAAAACATAACAAACATAACATGGAATTAATTCATTTCTTATTATTATTATTATATATAAGGTTACCAACCAGTTTATTCAATCAACTATATACTCATACCACATTTAAACTTTAATATATCATAAAATTTATTACTAATACCTAGTTATAGAAAAAAAACACTAACTTTACTACTTACTTACCTTAATACCGATCATGCCTGGACTTTTGTTCTCGCGGAGTCTACTACTA